TGTTGTGCGGGGTAAGTTCGACGGCTTTGAACTGGTAGAGCAGATTCTTGATCTATACGAGGCGTGGAAGCCTAGCATCGTCGGCATTGAGAAAGGTCACATCGAGATGGCACTGGGGCCGTTTTTGGAGAAGCGCGTCAGAGAGCGCGGCTTATATGAGGCGTACTTTAAGGACCTGAAGACGGGTCGACGGGACAAGGAAGCCCGAGCCCGAGCCATCCAGGGGCGGATGCAGCAAGGCATGGTGTTCTTCCCCAGAGATGAGGACTTTACCGGGCCGTTAGTCGCAGAACTGTTGCGGTTCCCTAACGGTGTACATGACGACCAAGTCGACGCGCTGGCGTGGCTTGGTCTAATGATGTCTGAGTTTTCGACATACCAAGCGCCAGTTGTGAAGCCACCTTCGTGGCGAGACCGGCTGGAACACATGGTACGGCCCATGCGGGCCTCCAAATCAGCGATGAGTGCATAACATGGCAAATCATAAATCACTGTCACGGATGACGGCGGCTGAGCAGCAAGAGGTGGCTTCAAAGCAGTGGGACCGGTACATCCGAGCGCGGGATAACGGGCACCTTGAATACATTGAGATGGCTAAGAAGTGTGATGCCTTTTATCGCGGCGACCAGTGGGATTTGGATGACCTGCACGCGCTGGATAACGAAGGCCGTCCTGCCCTGACCATCAACACGATCCTGCCTACGGTGAATACGGTTTTGGGCGAGCAGTCCACCCGCCGAGCTGACGTGCAGTTTAAGCCACGGCGAGCAGGTGAGGCCGAGGTCGCCCAGACGCTTACTAAGCTGTATATGCAGATTGCTGATAACAATAAACTCGACTGGGTCGAGCAGCAGGTGTTCAGCGACGGCTTGATCCTCGACGGACGGGGATATTTCGACGTTCGGATGGACTTCAGCGATCACGTTGAGGGTGAAATTCGCATTACCGCAAAAGATCCGCTCGACATCTTAATCGACCCAGACGCTAAGGACTCAGACCCGAAAACCTGGAACGAGGTGTTTGAGACTAAGTGGATGACCCTCGATGAGATCGAGGAGTTGTACGGCAAGAAGAAAGCGGAAGACTTGCGCTTCATTGCTGAGAACGGCGCGGGGTTCGGACGGGACTCCATCGAATACGAAGAGAACCGGTTTGGAGACACTGACTCTGTAGATGATTATTTCGGCGCAGGCGTACCGGGTGACGACGAGTACCGTAACGTGCGGGCACTGCGCGTCATCGAGCGCCAGCACAAGCGCATGACTAGGGTGGACTGCTACGTCGATCCCAACACGGGGGACCAGCGAGATGTGCCAGAGAACTGGTCTGACGCAAAAGCCAAGAAGTTCGCCAAGCAGTACGGGCTGGACATCATCAGTAAAGTGAAGCGGCGAGTAAGATGGACCGTAACTTGCGACCACGTCGTGCTTCATGACGACTGGAGTCCCTACAACGATCTGACAATCGTACCGTTCTTCGCCTACTTCCGCCGTGGCCGACCATTCGGCATGGTGCGGAACCTGCTGTCACCGCAGGAGCAGTTGAACAAAATCGCCAGTCAAGAGCTGCATATCGTTAATACCACAGCTAATAGTGGCTGGATGGTAGAAAGCGGGTCGTTGGTTGGCATGACTGCCGATGACTTGGAGGAGCACGGCGCTGAGACAGGTCTGGTTGTTGAGTACAACCGTGGCTCTACACCACCTGTCAAGATTCAGCCAAATCAAATTCCGACCGGCCTCGATCGCATCAGTCAGAAAGCCGCGCTGAACATAAAGACCATCTCGGGCATCAACGACAGTATGCTCGGCTCCGACAGTGCCGAGGTATCAGGGGTCGCTATCCAAGCCAAACAGAACCGTGGCGTGGTCATGATTCAGGTGCCGCTAGACAACCTGCGAAAGTCACGGCAGTACCTAGCGGAAAAAGTACTGGACCTTATTCAGTCCTTTTACACCGAGCAGCGCATCATCATGGTCACTGATGAAAGTGACCCGCTGCAGCCCCGTATGCCTATGGTTATTAACGAAATGACGCCGGAAGGCCGGATTATCAACGATCTCACGCTAGGTGAGTACGACGTAGTAATTGCTACAGCGCCAGCCCGTGACTCGTTTGATGAGGTGCAGTTCGCAGAAGCACTTAACCTCCGTCAGGTCGGTGTCGCCATACCAGACGACGCGATCATCGAATACAGCCACCTTGCCAAGAAGGGTGAGTTGGCTAAGCGCATCCGCCAGCTTACTGGTCAGGAGCCGCCAACTCCCGAGCAGGCAGAAGCCATGGCCATGCAGCAACAGATGGCAATCGCCAAGTTGCAGCTTGAAATTGCTCAGCTTGAGGCAGACGTGAGGAAGACTCAGACCGAGGCCGCGTTGAACGTCGCCAAGGTTCAGGACATGGCTGAAGTTGAGCCGCAGGTCCGCGTCGCTGAACTGCAAGGGAAGATGCAGATGAAGGAGCAGGAACTCATGCTGCGTAGAGAGCTTGCCGCTCTCACTAATCAGACCCGCCGAGACCAGTCAGAAACTAATGCTGCTACTCGTATGGCCGCAACTGCTATGCAGACTTCCGCCAAGAAACAGGCGGCACGTCCCAAGCAGGCTGATATCCCAAACTTTCGTAACCCCCAATAGGAGATTGCCCCATGGCGAAGGAAGAAACCCCAAAAGACCAGTTTGAACAAGTTTTCGACGTAATGCCCGGTGCTGATAAGGACACTGAAGTTGTTGAGGCACTTGATCTGAACTTTGGTTTAGGTGATGAACCGGTGGAAGAGCCAGTTGCTCAACTCGAGGAGACCGAAGAGGTAGAAGAGGTTGTTGCTGAAGCCGAAGAAGCAGAGGAAGAAGCTGCGGAAGAGGAGCCTGTAGCCGAGGAAGCTGAAGCGGCAGTTGCCGAAGAAGCAGAGCCTGAGCCCGCCCAGGAGCCGTCCGTTACTAAAGACGGAAAGATGGTGCCGAAATCTCGGCTAGACGAGGTGTTGCAGAGAGAAAAAGCCCTGAAAAAGCGGCTAGAGGACATGAAAAAGGCTCAAGAACCACCTGCAGATGCCCCAGAAGCTTACGATTTTGCCGCTAAAGAGCGCGAGTACATGAACTTGGTGCTTGATGGCAAAGAAGCAGAGGCGGTGCAGTTGCGTCAGGAGATCCGAACTGCAGAAAAAACGCAGATTGAGTTCGAGATGGGTCAAAAGATGCAGCAAACCGTGTCACAAAATGCACAAGCTACTGCGTTACAAGCTGCTGCAAACGAGTTGGAGGCAAATTTCCCGGTTTTTGATCAGAATTCTGCCGAATACAACGCGGATTACACGCAAGAAGTCATTGATTTGCGCGACGCTTTCATCGTGCAGGGCTTCGATGCGGTCGATGCGCTGTCTAAGGCGGCTAATTTTGTCATTAAAGATCACGGTTTGGCTGAAGAAGCGCCGCAGCAGTCTACCTTGACGCAGTCTGCTGCACCGGTGCAGGACGAAGTTGCCAAAAAACGCGCCGAAGTAAACAAAAAGCTCAACGCAGCGAAGTCGCAACCGCCGGAATTGCCTGGTGAGAGCTCTGCTGCACGCGGCGAGAAGGCCCTGGACATCAGCACTATGACGGAAGACGAATTTAACGCGCTTCCAGAAGCAACTATCAAACGATTACGAGGAGATCTCTTGTAATGGCCAGAGAAAAAGACCCCCGACTCGCGAGAGCGGGCGTATCAGGCTTCAACAAGCCCAAGCGCACCCCCTCTCACCCGACCAAGTCCCACATTGTGGTCGCTAAAGAGGGCGATCAGGTCAAAACCATCCGTTTTGGTGAGCAGGGGGTCAAGACCAATCAGACAGTTGGTCAGCGCAAGGCGTTTGAGTCTCGTCACGCTAAAAATATTAAGAAAGGAAAGATGTCAGCGGCTTATTGGTCTGCAAAGGTCAAATGGTCGCCTAGCAAGACTAAATCCAAGTCAACCAAATGGAAAAAAGGGAGCTAGTTATGCCAAATGTAGGCGGAAAGAAGTACCCATACACCAAGGCAGGCAAGAAAGCGGCGGCTAAGGCTAAAGCCAAGATGAAAGCTAAGCCCAAGGCCAAGAAGAAGCGCGGAGGCTACTAATGCACGACGGAAAACCTTGCAGTGGTGGTATGCGCGGCAAGAAAAAGCCCGCCAAAAAGAAAGCTAAGTCAAAGGCCAAGAAGAAGTAGCCATGGCCCGTACTGACGAGGCGAAGTGGAAGCGGATTGTCGCAGCGGTAAAAGCTGGCTCAAAGGGCGGTAAGCCCGGCCAGTGGAGCGCTAGGAAGGCGCAGCTTGCCACGCAGAGGTACAAAAAGGCTGGAGGCGGTTATTCAGGTGCTAAAACCAAAGCACAAAAGTCCTTGTCCAAGTGGACAAAGGAGAAATGGGGCACCAAAAGCGGGAAGAATAGCACACAGGGTAGCAAGGCTACCGGCGAGCGGTACTTACCGAAGAAAGCCCGCGATGCATTGACCGCAAAAGAATATGCGGCAACTTCTAGGAAGAAGCGCGAAGATACCAGGAAGGGTAAACAGTTTTCTAAGCAGCCTAAAAATATTGCTAAGAAGACCTCACGTTATCGGTGAGTTATGGATCCCCTATCAATGATCGCTATGGCGTCTACAACCTTCAAGGGTATACAGACGCTAGTAAATAAGGGGGCTGAGATAGAACACGTTGCCCAAAAACTAGGGCAGTGGTATTCGTTTGCAGCCGATATTAAAGAGGCAGAACAGGAAGCTGAAAATCCAGGCATCTTTAAAAAGCTGTTTGATGGCAATACCGTTGAACAGCAAGCATTAAACAGCGTAATCGCTAAAAAGAAACTCGAAGAACAAGAAAAACAAATTCGCGAACTTATTGTTTGGGCGTATGGAGTAGAGACCTACCAAGAAATGATAATGCTGCGGCGCTCTATCAAGAAGAAGCGCGAAGAAGCAATTTATAAGCAAAGGAGACGTAGACGTTTACTGCTTGATTCTATTTTTATCATTTTAGCTTTAGGGTTTAGTGGGGTCGTACTTTATGGCGTCTTTTTGATTATAAAGTCGGCACCATAGATCTTGCGTTTTACTATTACTCACGCTAATATCAGAGTAGCATTCGTCTATCAGTACGATAACTGATCGTGTCGATCACGCTAAAAACGCCTTCGCCTGCATAGGCGTAAAAGAAGCCGAGGTCGCCCCTCGTAAAACAGCGCTAGTTCGTCGCCTCACGATACGGGGATACGGATTAGCCGCTCCTTTAAGTCGGCTAAGAACGGTGGCTTTTGCCGCCAATATTTTTATGCCTATTAAGGGAGAACCCAAATGGCTACTACTAATTTCGGAACCCTCACGGGCGACCAGCTTCAGGCGTGGTCCCGTGACTTTTGGCGCGTTGCCCGCAACGCTTCTTTTGTTAATCAGTTTGCTGGAACCGGCCAGAACTCTGCTGTTCAGCGCATCACCGAGCTCACCAAGTCAGAGAAAGGCACAAAGGCTAACCTAACCTTGCTTGCTGACATGACTGGAGACGGTATCACTGGTGACAACACGCTGGAAGGTAACGAAGAAGCCCTCCGCGCGTATGACATCACCATTGAGCTGGACCAGCTGCGTTTCGCAAACCGGATCGCGGGCCGAGTTGCCGATCAGAAGACGATCGTTAACTTCCGTGAGACTTCACGCGACATGCTGGCTTACGCCATGGCTGATCGTATCGACCAGCTGGCGTTCCTGACTCTGTCTGGTGTTGCTTATACCCACAAGACCAATGGCGCATTGCGTGCAACCTCTGCATCTGCTGGTCACGAGCTAGTAGACCTGGAGTTTGCTTCAGACGTGTCTGCTCCTACTACTAACCGACACCGTCGAGTTAGCGGTACGACTTTGGCTGCGGGCGACACTACTGCTGTTACAGCCACTGACAAGTTGGCTTATCGTCACATTGTAGAGCTCAAGGCATACGCCAAAGACAACTACATCCGTGGCTTGCGTGCTGCTGGAAACCAAGAGGTGTTCCACCTGTTTGTTACCCCGCAGCAAATGGCTGATCTGAAGCTCGACTCAGACTTCCTGGCTAACGTCCGTAACGCAGGTATCCGTGGCCCCAGCAACGAGTTGTTTGCCGGTTCTTCAAGCCTGATGGTTGACGGTGTGATGGTTCACGAGTTCCGTCACGTCTTCTCAACTGAAGGTGCTACGACTGGTACTTCCTCTAACGCTGGTGCTGCTGGCTACAAGTGGGGTGCTGATGCAGACGTAACCGGTGCACGAGCTCTGTTTGTAGGTGCTCAGGCGCTGGCTATGGCTGACATTGGTCTGCCTGAGATCGTAGAAGATACCTTCGACTACGGTAATCAGCTGGGTATTTCGGTAGGCAAGATCTTCGGTCTTCGCAAGCCTAAGTACAACGCTGACATCAACGGTGGCGTAGAAGACTTCGGAGTCGTCTGCCTCGATACCGCTCAGTAAGGTCCATGGCCCCCTTCGGGGGGCCTTTTTTAAGGAAAACTCATGAAGATTATTAGCAAGGAGCCTTTAAGGATAGCGATGCTATCCGGGGCCGTAGTGCTTTTTGAAGCAGGCGTAGCTAGAGAAGTAGGTGATGAGATCGGAAAAATCGCCTTGACCATGGGCGCTGAGATTGCCGGGGACGCCCCCAAGTCTGACTCGGATCCTAAACCCAAGCCGGTGGCCGAAGAAGATAAACCACTGGTAGACGTTATGAACGAAATTATTAATTCGGCTAATCCCGATGATTTCAAAGCAGACGGAACGCCAAAAGCTACCGCTGTAAACAAGTACGCAGGACGCACAGTACCCACGAATGAACGTGAAGAGGCTTGGCAGCAGGCCCTTAACTCATAAAGGAGAGTTTCAATGAGCGTTACGGTAGCTAGCGTCCTCACAAGAGTAGAGACTACCCTGCAGGATACCTCTAATATTCGATGGCCAGAGGCCGAGTTGATTTACTGGGTAAATGACGCGCAACGAGAGATTGCGTTACTAAAGCCAGATTCGTCTGCTACTAATGAAACGATTACTCTTGCCACTGGTACAAAACAGTCCATTCCCAGTGCGGGAAATCGCTTGTTGAGAGTAGTGCGAAATATGTCAGCTGCGTCTGGCGGCACAGGCAAGCGATCTATACGTTTAGTCTCGCGAGAGATATTAGATGCTCAAGTACCTGACTGGCATGATCCTGCTGTAACGGGGGACGCAGCTCACGGCACAGAAGTAAAACACTATATTTATGACGAGCAGAATCCGCGCAACTTTTATGTATACCCTGGGGTAAGCGGCAGCGCTTACATTGAGATTGTTTACTCTGCAAACCCAGCATCTATCACGGCTAACGACAATCTATCTATTCCTGATATTTACGCGAACGCGGTTATGAATTACGTGCTGTATCAAGCGTACTTAAAAGACGCAGAGTATGCAGGCAACTCTCAGCGTGCTAACGGACACTATCAGTTGTTCTTGCAGTCTTTGACCGGCAAAGGACAGGTGGATTTGATCACAACTCCTAATACCGAAAGTAGAGCTAATCCGAACTTAACAACAGCAGTGGGGTAATAGCCCGTGGCTATTAGATACGAAACGCTTCTGCCCGAGATTATACCGATGGTCCCTGGGTGCCCCGATACGCTTATAGAAAGCAACATCCGAGCTGCAGCGATAGAGCTTTGCGAAAAAGCTCCCGTTTATCAGCAGGAGTTAGATCCTGTAACGACTGTCGCTAACATCTATGAGTATGACTTGGAGCCGCCCAGCGGATCAGTCGTGCACAAAATTTTGTGGCTAACATACAACGGAGATGACCTAGAGCCGATCTCTACGGGGCTTCTAGAACAAAGAGTCCCAAAATGGCGAAACGCAGATAACGCTGGCGAGCCAGATTATTTTGTAAAAGTAAACCAATCTACATTTTGGCTCGTTCCGGTACCCAACGAAACGAAGTCATCAGCCGTAATACTGCGAGTCCAACTGAAGCCCACGTATTCATCAAGAGCCTGTGACAACGATGTCATGACTGACTATCGAGAAGCTATCGTGCAGGGTGCGCTGTTTCGACTTTTGCGCCTACCTAGCAAAGAGTGGACGGATTTCGGCGCTGCACAGGTGTACGGCACATTATTTCAGCAAAGTATTCAAGAAGCAGATCGCAGAGCGCGTCATGCAGATATGCCAATAGCCAGGAAGGTGAATTATGGAGGCGTCCATCGCTCGTATAAGTTCCAAAGAAACCGATACGGAAGAGAGATCAAGTGATCCGGTTCTTGCAGACATTAAAGAGCATTGGTGGTGGGTTAAACCGGCGATTGAGGAAATTATTGAGAGCACTTCATATCTTGAGATTATTCCCGAAGACGTTTACGCAGCATGTAAAGCACAGGATGCACATCTTTGGGTTACAGATGATGGGTTTGTTGTGACTACTGTCTCTACGGCCATGTTTAGCGGAGCTAAATCTTTATTTATGTGGTTTGCATGGGCAAAAAAGCGCGGTGGGGCAGAAGCAGTTAGACATACTGCTTTTTTTGAGCAAGTGGCTCGCGATATAGGAGCTAGTTTTGTCGAAGTTAGGACTCTTAATAAGAAACTAGCTGAATATGTTGAAAAGCAAGTCGGTTGGGATGTCGACTTTATTTCTTTAAAGAAGGACGTGCGGCAATGAGCAGCAGCCCAGATAAACCAAAACAGTCCGAAGCTGAGAAGGTTTCAGCAGGCGTAGCAAAAGCAGAGTACGACCGTTTCAAGCAGTTGTACGACCCATTGCTTCAGCAGATGCGCGACAAGTCTATGACCGACGACTACAAAACCACGTTGCGCGGCAGAGCTAACGCCGACACCCAGCAGGCGCTGGCTGACGGTGGCTTTCAGGAGACGATGCGCGTTGGAGCTGCTGGTGATCGCGCTGCTGCTATTCAGGGTCAGCTGGGCCAAGCAACCGCAGCTGCTAAAGGCATCGAGAACCGGATGAAAACTGGCGTGCTCGGCACTGCTCGCGGACAAGCCGCAGAAGCACAAAGCGGACTTGCCCAGGCATCGCGTCTTGCTACTTCTGAGGCGTTAACAAAAGCCCGAGCGAATCAACAGGTAGCTGCTGCTAAGTACAAGGCAGGCGGTCAGTTGGCCGGAGCCGCAATTGGGGCCGGATTGAATAAGTACATGGAAGCAAACCCTGAATTTGCCGACTCGAAGGTAGGCGGTTTTACCCAGAGATTCTTTGACAATATGCAAAATCAAGGGGGGATCTAATGGCACTTTATGGCCTTCCTAAAGAATTAACTGTTCAGCAGCAGCAAATGGTGCTGCGGCGACAACAGCGGCAATCGGATCCGCAACTTAACTTATCTGTAGTTGAGCAAACACCAGAGATCCAAACCGCGCAAATGGGTTTTAATTACACCTTGCCACCCGGTTACACGCCACCAAGCAACGCTGTCAACATTCCGACAGTCAGTGATCCTGATCAAGCCTTTGCTGATCTTACTAGACAGCAGTACATAGACTTTATTAATAACTACGGCGGATTCGAAGAAGATCTAATTAATCAAGCGCAGACTGATACCAGCATTATTGATCAGGCGCGGGAAGACATTGCAGGTGCACAGCAGCAGGCGCGTGACATCGCTCAGCGAAACATTAGTCGTTACGGAACTGCACTTACCCCCGCACAGCAACAAGAGATGCAGCGTAGCTTGGGCCGCAGTAATACTTTAGGCGGGATTCAGGCACTTGGCGACGCCCGCCTAGCGCAACGCGACGCCAATCAGACACTGCTGGCAGATCTGATCAATATTGGACAGGGCGTGAATCGGAGTTCTTTGCAGCAAATGGGATCGGCTGCAGCAGATGCGACTGCTCGAAAGAACCAGTATGAGCAAGCTAAAGCCGCGCAAAAATCTCAGACCTACGGGCTGATCGGCAGTCTCGGCGCTGCGGCTATTCTTGCGGCATTCATATAAGGAACTGTCATGAGTCTTTTGGATGGATTAGCGGGCGTCGGGATAGGCTTAGCGGGAGCGGGTTCAGCCATCTCTGCCCAGAAGCAAGCTGATCGATTAGAGCGAGAGCTCACTATACGGGAAGCTCAAGAACGTCGCGATGCCATCAAAGAGCGGGAGCGCTTAGACGTAGCTGCCGCCAACCAGAATATGCTGATGGTCGACGACGCGGGTCTTTTCAACGACACCAAGACTCGGATTGACCTCTCAAAAGCAGCAGCCAAGCTAGAAGCTGGTGACGCCGCATCTATAGATGCAATGAAGAATATCGCTCGCACTTCTGGCTTGATAGATCCTTCAGTAAAAGACATCCGTTTCGTCAAAGCTCCTGATGGTAAAGGCTGGGTCATTCAAACATCGAACGAAGACGGGACTTTCGGCGTTATTACAGCGGATGGATCAAAAGATCCTAATGCGCCTGTTGCGAAGTTCGCAACACTAGAGGATTTCGTAAAATCTGCTGATGTCGCTCTAGGTGCTTCACGCAGAATTCAAACTGCATACGATATACAAGGTGCCTTGGCCGCTGAAGGCATGGTAGATGCCGATTTTTCTGCCCTCGAAGAAAGTATTGCTAACCAGCCGGTAGAGCAGCAGGTCGCTGTCCGCAGGGGCGTAATAGCAGGTGCTGCAAATATCGAAGACCCGACCGAGCGCCAGCAGTTCATTGACTCTGTTGCATCCGGTGAGCCACCCCCCGAACCTGAACCCAAGCCTGAACCCAAGCCTGAGCAAATCGGACGTAACCAAGAGATGTTGCGCCGAATTGAAGAGCGCAAGATGAACTCGGGCTTAGAAAAGAAGCGAGAGCAGCTCGAAGCAGAAGAGGCTCGCCTTGAAAACCTGAAAAAATCAGGCCGAAGTAAGAATGCAATGAGAGGCGCTCAAAACCGCGTTAATAGGCTGAAAGAAGAAATAGCCGAACTCGAACCTGCAACATTCACCATGGACACGCCCGAGCAACAGGCGTCCGTCGACAAAGTTGTTGAAGAAACTAAGGACATGCCTACCGATCAGGTTGTAGAGAAAGTCATGTCCGGTGAAGTCACGATGTCACCACAAGAGCAGGCAGCGGTAGCAGCACAGCTGCAGGCGGCAGGCGTGCAAACTGTCAACGACTTGGCGAAGCTTGAGAATCGACGGGATCGGGCCATGGCTCGGGTTGCCATGATTGCAGCTATCGGTGGCACAAGTAACGGCAGAGCCCCCGACCGTGCTACTCAGAGGGCAATGTTAGAGCAGATGGCAAACATCTTTGAGACCGGCACAGCGTCAATGTCCGCTTCTGACGCAGCAACGCTGGGCGTACAGCGACAAAACGCAGACCTGCGTGCTGCTGAGCTACGACGAGCCCTGACTAACGACTTCCAAGAAGATGTACAAGCAGCTAGCAACGCTGGTACTGAAATGTTGAAAGAGTGGGGCAAGATTAAGGACGCTGGAGACGGAGATAGCTTCGAAGACGCAATGCGTTTCTTAAACACTCAGGCCGCTCCGTACCTCAACGAGTACCAGAATGCGCCGGACTATGTGAAAAGCGCTTATATAAGGGCATTAAACCCCGTCGTATCAGAAATTCTTGCGTCTTATGCGGCGCAGGAAGAGGGCGGGTTGTCTGAGTCGTTCCTATCTATATTCCGTGGTGATATTGATCGCGAAAATGTTTCTAAAACTGATTTCGACCTAAGCCGTGTTAAGGGCGACTTTACTAATGATAATCCACCGAAGCTGCGGGGTTTCTGGTTTACCGATTCTGCCGGTATGAAGCTGGATGAGTCTGTAGAGGCCAAAACGATACAGGATCAGGATCAAACGCTTTACGACATATTGGTAATGGCCGCAGTTGCTAATCGTGGTAGGGACTAATAAATGGCGGAAGTCGAGCGCGACATACCTCTTTCGGAGGTTTTTGCCCGATCCGTTCAAAGCGGCGCAGAAGGGCTAGCTGCCGACGTAGACTATTTCCAGGCGCTTGCTCAAACGCTTGTCGGGGCAGATGAAGCTGCCGCCGCTAACATAGCAGATGCCCGTCAGACTGAGGAATACACCTCATCTCTCATGGGGGACATTCAGTCTTTTGAAGAATTTTTGGATCAGCCAACCTTCGAAGGCTTCCTCACGCAGTCCGTCAAGGCAGTAGGTCAGATCACACCATCCGCTGTCTCCACCATAGCGGGAGCAGGCATTGGTGGTATCACCGCAGTAGCTGGGCGGGGGGTCTTGTCAGCAACAGGCCGCAACGCGGCAAAACGAGTTGTTAGTGACGCATTGTCAAAAACAGCAAAGGGCGTTGCTACTCCTGACGAGACTCAACTTGCAAACGAAATGTATAAATACTTCCGGCGCGGAGCGTTGGGCGGTGCTTTTACGTCTGAGTATGTACCCCTGTCAGGCAGCAACCTGTCTGAAGCCTTGGATTCCGGCAAGGAGCTAGATCCAATGCAGGCATTCCGTGCAGCAGTAGTGGGCGCACCACAAGCTGCCGTTGGAGTTTTGGGCGAAGTCGCTTTGCTCAAGCTGGTCGGGAACGTGGCCGGTAAACGCGCTGCCAAGGAAGGTGGCATCTTTAATCGCCTCGCTAGCGACATCGCTGGCTCTGCTCTGAAGGGTGGGGCAATCGAAGGCACAACCGAATTTGTGCAAGAAGGTATTAGCGTAGCTAACAGGTTCGACCTCGATGACGACTTCACTGGGGAAGAGGCGGCTCTGCGTCTAGCAGAATCGGCGTTTGCCGGTTTCCTAGGTGGTAAAGCCGCTGGAGCAGCGGGTGGTACATTAGGCGCTGCCGCTGGTGAGTCTAAGCGTATCTTTGACAAAGCCAGAGAGAGGCTAAATCAAGCTCAGGAACAACGCGTTGACGAAGAGATCAACGCGGAACAGTTTGGTGAAACCGACGCGGGAGTAACCACCCCTGAGCCGAAAGCAGATCTCGATGCCCAGCTCGACGCTATCCACGATTCAAATAGCACCAAGAAGGCTGTTTGGATTGCAGGAGAGCAAGGAAAAGAGCAGTTCCCCGAGGACGGTCGTTACATCATTAACGACAAAGTCTTCCATGCGCGGTACGTCCCAGGACGCGGCACCATCGTCACCAAGAGCGAACAGCTTGCTGATGAAGTGGTCAAGTCAGGCGCTAGTGAAGAATCACTGGCTGAAGCTCTTGGATATACATCAACAAAGGTAGACGGCGCGGATCTGGTCGTCGAAGCCCTTGACGCTAATGAGAACGTCGTCTCCGCTGAGCTAACGACAGCTGCAAATCTAGGAGCAGCGCAAGAGAACGCGGCAGGTTTGTCGCCACTTGGTTCTGCTGGCGTCCGTGTCATATCTGCTGACCAAGCCCTCGAAACCCGCAAGCGTAAGCTTGAGGACGAAGCACCACGCGCCATGGATATCCCTGATGACGTGCGCGAAGCGTTTGAGGGCGATCCCGATCAAATAGTAGACGCAGAAGAGACTATTGTCGCTAGCTACACGCCGCGTAAAGAGGGCGATCTGTTCCCCGGCGAGCAGGCAGCGAGAGAGGCGTTCGTTACCGAGTTTGGCAACGACTCCCGTGTAGGGCAATTTTCGCAGAAGCTGCTTGAAACAGCGGTTGCTGAGCAGAAAGCTAACCCAAGTTCGATTGTGTCAGTTGTTGAGCGCGACGGTAAGTTTGAAGTTGTTCGGCAGGATTTTGACAAGTTATACCGCTTTGAGCGCGACGGGAAAATTGAGCGCCTCCCGCTACAACAGTTTCTTGAGCGGCAGATTGGTTACGCGCAGGGAGCACCAAAGCAGTTTCGGAACGCAGTTCTTGTAAGACCGGATGGAACTACTGCTGAGATCAGCCTTGTTTCTTTGGTAAATGCTGGACGCTTCCTCGTAGAAGGACGCGAGGGTACGCAATATACCGGAAGTGGCGGGTATCTAAACGCACAGCGGGCTGGTTTGTCAGAGATGTTCGCTGATCTTGCTCTTGAGGGCTATGACCTGCAGGACGCCAACGGAGTTAGCCTGCTCAACCAAGCTAACTACGGTTCCAACGGTCAGTTTAGCGGCCAGCCTGTCACGGCTGCGATAGTAAACGGCAAGCCTCAAGACATTAACTTCATGATGAACCGCACCCCGCGCGGTGCCGAGCTTGCGTCTGAAGTAAGAGAAACCGTTAGCGACGTGGGTCCGATAGACGAGCGCCGAGATTTTGATCCCGAAATAGACGCTCGTAACGTAGCGGAAGAAGATCCCAACGATATAGCGCAGCGGGCCGCTAGTACAGAGATGGAGACCGAGGAGGTATCTCTTCAGGAGCCCACTCGCGACGAAGCGTTTGGCGGTAATCCAGATCGACGCACAGGTCCGGCCCCTACTACCGGCGCTCGCGTCAATCAGCCGATACCGACCCGTGCTGACGAACGCGCTCCTGAACAGGAGGGGCCTGAGTTTGAACCCACGCGCGTCTCTCGTCCAACGGCTACTTGGGAAAGTGACCCGATCGTTAAGGGCGTACACGACGAGCTGCAGTCCCGTCTTAACCTGGATGAGCGGCCCTTGATTGTCAGCTTTTCTATGTTGCAGAGCATGTCAGATGCCGAAGTACGGAGTCGGTACGCGCCTCCAGTTGCTGCTGCAATCCTCAACATGCGTCGCCTACTGACTGAGCGGTCGACAGCTTTTGGGTACTACGACCGTCAAACAAACACCATCGTCGTCAAAGAGACCGGCAACTCCATGCAGGACGCATTGGTTTTAGCTCATGAACTTGGACACGCATTATTTCGGCAAGAGCAGGCCAAAGCGATGGCAAATCCGGCTTTGCGGTCTCGTCTGGAAGCTGCTTATAAAGCCAACAAAAAATACGACTCTTACGAGCGGTTTGAGAACGGCTTTGAAGAATGGTACGCCGATCAAGTGGCTCGTTGGGCTAGTAAGCAGTACATCAACCGACAGGCTCGTAACCTACCGGAGCGTCACTTTAAGAAGTTGGCGAGACGCCTGAAAGATCTGTTTAACAGCATCACGCGAGTCAACTTCAAGCGCCGCTTTGCTAACTACGACATGGTCAACGAGACGTTTGAGCAGTACATAGAAGGTACGTTGGATGCGGCAGCACGTCATAGCGCCGAGGCCAATACGCAGACGATGCAACAAACGATGGTCCCCGACATAGTCGAGCAGGTGCAAAACACGCCTGGAGCTCGTTCTACTGCACGGGCTTACGAAAAGGCCACCAAGAGCAACCTCGCTGGTGCAATCCGAAGTCTGTTACTTCCCGCAGACAACATTCTCCGTAGAGTAGCGGGGGACGAGATTGCAGACATGTTCTACGTCCGAGCGCAGGATCTGGCGGGTCGCGGCAAGCTTGGGTTCCTTCGCGCCACTAACACTACAATTGCTCGTTGGAAGAATCGTTTTGAGCGCGAGATTGGCGATATGAGTTCGCAAGAGGTTCAAGACGGTTTTACAGCAGCTTTTGCTAGCACTCCAACTGCTGAGCTTACTGGCGTAGCGCGACAGATTCGTGACTACCTAGAGGCGTTCTACGACGAGTACATCGAGCCTAGCAATACAGGTATCGGCAAGCGCCTAGACTACTTCCCAGTCTCATTAAACTTGTTTGAGATCACAGAACGTCGCGCTGAATTTAAGCAGCTTTTACTAAATAACGACCCAGATCTCGACCCAAAGACTATTGACGCAGCGATCGACCGCCTTGTGAAGCTTGGCCAGTCAATTGAAGAAGAGACCGCCATCGACCCTACAAACCCGGCGGCAGCGGTAGAGCAAACTATTAGGCTGACCGCTAACATTGACAGGGAGCTGTTGGGCGACTTTGTAAACTCTCCAGACGCAGCGTTTATCGATTACATGCGCCACGTAATTAAACGCGTCGAGTTCAACAAAGCGACAGGTGGGCCAGAGGCGTTGCGAGAGAGACTGGCAGAGCTGTCAGACGAAGACCGCAAGACGGCCGAAGACGTAATTGCTTCTTACCTCGGCTATCAAAAAGAGCCTATTGCTCCGTGGATGCGAAAGCTAAACAGCTGGGGCCAGTTCCTACAATTTGTAACGATCCTGCCGTTCGCCACAATCGCCTCTCTGCCTGATCTGGCAGGACCAATCATCAACCACAAGGACTTTAGCGGTCTGTGGACGGGCTTCAAGCAGATAGCCGCTACCATTAAGAATAAGCAAGAAGCAGAGCAGCTTGCCAGGGACATAGGGGTCGTTACTAGCGAAACAGTCGCCAACGCGTGGGTGACCCAAGCGGAGCAGGACTACATGGACCCCATGGTCCGCAAGTTGTCAGATGGCTACTTCCGTCTTATCGGTTTGGATTTTTTTACTAAGTTTAGCCGTGAGTTCGCATCTAACATGGGCGTGCAGTTTTTACTGAACCACGCTCGTAACAAATTTAATAACCCCAACTCTGCAAGATACTTGCAAGAACTGGGAGTTACTGCCGAAGAAGTGCTCGCATGGAATGAAAACAGGAGCTTCGATACCCCCGAGGGCGTAAAGGTTCGAGACGCATTAGCCCGCTTTGTAGAGTCATCCATCATGCGTCCCAACGCTGCAGAGAGACCTGTATGGGCCTCAGATCCGCGCTGGGCACTGGTTTGGCAGCTGAAGGGTTACTTCTACAGCTACTACAAGACCATCATGGGCGGGGTACTGCGCGAAGCAGAGGCGCGTACAGAAACGACGACAGGGATGGCGCAGCTAACTGCCGTTGCTTCTGTGCTCCTGCTCACCGCAGTTGCCACCATGCCACTCGCAATGTTGGGTATGGAGCTTCGTGAGTACGCCAAAAACGGGCTGGCGTGGCTACTACCGGGTGTCGAAGCGGATCAAAAGTACTTCCGGTCAGACAAGATGGACTGGGACGACTACTGGTTTGAGATTATCGAGAAATCAGGATTCCTGGGGCCGCTCAGCATGGCTCAGATGGCGCATCAAAATTCAGAGTGGGGCGGCTCCGCAATCTTTAGCTTGCTAGGCCCAACCGCTGAGACGATCGAAGAGGTGTTTAAGAATGGCTGGCGCGTCGACCGTACTCTGGGTAACCGACTAATACCTATATATAGCCAGCTGTAGGAGACAAGGATGTTAGACGCTCTAATAGGACCAGTTACCGGACTTCTGGACAAGTTCATCCCAGACGCGGATGAGCGCAACCGACTTGCCCATGAGATTGCCACCATGTCAGAGCGTCATGCACACGAGCTGGCGAAAGGGCAACTGGAGGTCAATAAGGCAGAAGCGGCGCATAAGTCTATGTTTGTGGCGGGGTGGCGTCCTTTCGTGGGCTGGACGTGCGGGCTAGCGTTGTTTTGGCATTTCCTGGGGCTCCCAGTGACTCTGTTTGTAACTGCATACATGGGGTCTGATTTGCCTGAATTGCCGACTTTTGACATGCAAAGTCTTATGACTGTGCTGATGGGCATGCTCGGATTGGGTGGGCTTCGTACTTACGAAAAGATGAAGGGGGTCCAAAGAGAGAAATGACACCAGAGGAGCTAAACGCGTGGCGGGTTGTTCCGCGTATTTTGATGTTCGCAATGATCGTGATGACTTACAGGACAGTAGAATGGTTTATGAGCCTGCCTGACCCTAACCCAGAGCAGGCTGCTTTGGTGTCAGTTATGACAGGTGCGTTGACTGGCGCATTTGGGCTTTTCTTGGGGAAAAAGGAGTGATGTTTAAGTATTTCGATATTTCAGAGTTTGATTGTCAAGAAACGGGTGAGAACGAAATGCTACCCGAATTTATACATAGCCTTGATGAGCTCCGTGAAAAGTGCGGGTTTCCGTTCACCATAACGTCCGGGTATCGCTCAGAAAGACACAGTATCGAAGCCGCTAAGCAAGCGCCCGGTACTCACGCCCAGGGAATTGCTGCAGACATTGCCGTTTCTACAGGTTCGCAGAGGCGGGCGATTGTAAAGCACGCATTAGAGCTTGGTTTTGGTGGTATTGGAATTGCTAAAACCTTCGTTCATGTGGACATACGGACCCAAGAACCCGTGATTTGGGCTTACTAATGAGTATTAGTGGTGGTAATATAATGGTGCAGAGGAATAACTATGGCTTACTCGGACACGCTTAATTTAGTGGTTGGGGATACCTTGCCCGAGCTCACTATTACCTTAAAAGATAGCAACAAAGCTGCTATCGGCAGCACCTTGGACGAGACAAATAGCGACACCTGGCGACCAATTAACTTGACTGGATCAACTGTACGTCTGCGTATCCGTCAGCTTGGCGAGACTACAGTAAAAGCCACTCTTACCTGCACGGTTACAGAGCCTACAAACGGCAAGGTGACTACTGATTTTCCAACAGGAACTCTTGATACAGCAGGAGTTTTTGAGGGCGAAGTCGAGATAACAAATTCCGCTGGCGGAATACAAACCGTCAACGACCTTATCAAGTTCAAGGTCCGAGACGATTTTGACTAATGATTAAGATATTCCTTTCGTACCAACTACCTCGGGCAAGCATCTCTACTGATGTAGTAAAGCTCCGATTTTCTGTTGAGTATGAGAACACCAAGCTTGTAGATGTTGCCCTGGATCCATCCACCCTGAATAGATATTTCAGGGACGATGCGGTGTCTATGCTGGAAAGCTTGGATCTTGTGTTCAGTAAGGCGGTATCTGACTCGTATACGCTTTCTGAGGAGCATTCATTCTCGTTCCAGAAGGCAGAGACAGACGGAGTTTCAGTAACGGAAAGCCTCTCCAGAGAAGTTGATTATCGAAGAGGGTTTACTGATCAAGCCTCAGTCACAGAGGTCTCTTCGTTTTCTTTTGATATGGCAGAAGCGGATCAGGCTTCTGTCTCCGACGCCCAAGCTTTTTCTGTGGAGAAGCCCGCGTCAGACTCCACGTCAATTAGCGAAGCCCTTGAGGCACAGTTTGGCAAAAGTCTTACAGACTCCGTCTCCGCTACTGAGGCGTTGTCCTATTCATTCTCCGCCAGTTTTTCTGAGTCCGCTTCGGTTCAGGACTCACCTGCGATTGGAACTGCCCTGCCGCAAAGCGACGGCATATCAGTGTCAGAGGTTTACTCGCCTAATTATGGAAAAGGCCTGTCTGAAACCCTCTTGATGTCTGAGTCATTGTCCCGAGTTGTCCAGTTCAACAGGACATTCTCTGATGTTTTTGTTTTGGATGACCTCGCGCAAATCGGAGATTTTGCAAAGCAGGCTGTCCTCGACAAAGAGAACGTAGCCACCATCTCAGAAGACCTCGCTTATGCGGCGTCC